CGCGTTGAACGCGAGAGATTGTTATTTGGTAATTGGAAAATCAGACCCAGTGCTGGTTCTTACTTTCCACAAACAATGATCAATATTATTCAAGTAGTGCCAACAGATGTAAGGATGTGGGTGCGACGTTGGGACCTAGCAGCAACAGAGCCTAGCGAAGCAAATCAATCGCCTAGTGCTACAGCCTCTATATTGATGGGCCGCAGGGAGAACGGTCGCATCGTTATTGCTGATGGTATAAATGTGCGGCGCAACGCCAGTGTAGTGCGGGATATACTGGCTGCTACAGCATCACAGGACAGGAGCAAGTATAGAAACATCACGACTGTAATACCACAAGACCCAGGGCAAGCAGGAAAGGATCAATCAGCAAGCCTCATATCGTTTCTGGCAGGATACAAAGTCAAGTCTGTGCGGGAGACTGGACCAAAGGCAACAAGAGCAGAACCATTATCTGCCCAATGGCAAGCAGGCAATGTTGACATAGTGGAGGGTCCGTGGGTCAATGATTACTTGAAAGAAATGGCTGTGTTTCCTGAAGGTGATCACGACGATTACATTGACGCCAGTAGCGGCGCTTTTCTTGAGTGTATATCTGGCGCGTCTGCCTATGAACGTTTCTTGGCGTTATCGTCATGAGTGTAACTAAACGGCAGGATGGTTACGCAAACCTAATGTCTGGATTGGGCATACCCAGTCTTGACAGAACAGCAGGAACATTCCAAACACCAGGCGATTGGCTCAATCGTGGACTGTCGCGCTATTGGGCATCACGTTGGAATATCTATGAGCTGACCAATCTATACTTGACCAACGGCCTAGCTCAAAAGATAGTTGACAAACCTTCTGATGATGCTTTTCAGCGTGGTGTTGAAATTGAGAACGATGAAGATGAAGTAATGACTGGCGAGTATGATCGCTTGTCAGTCCTGGTTAGAATGGCTGATGCTGTAAGATGGTCTCGATTGTATGGTGGTTCTGCTCTAGTATTGATAGCCAAAGATGGTGGTGACTTTACTGACCCACTCAATCTCGACAACCTAGATACCATCAACGAGATTAGAGTGTATGACATTACTTGTATTAATGGCACTGAGAAATTCTATACTGACCAAACTGATCCTGATACGTTTGGCAAACAAGAGTTCTATGTAATTGTTCCGCCTCACAGCCAATCGTTTGAGATACACGAAACGAGATTGATCCCCGTTGCTGGTGAACCTTTGCCTCCCAATATCGCGCGCTACAATAGACTACAATGGGCCGGTCGTTCTGTATTGGAAGCATGCGCTAAGGATATTGGCCGATACGACAGAGCATTGGACTGGTCTGAAAGGTTACTTGAGCGTAAGCAGCAAGCTGTCTATAATATGACTGGATTAGCTGATGCTTTTACTCATGGCACAGAAGGATTGGCTGTAAAACGTATCAATATGATTGATCAAGTTAGGAGCAATCTTAACTCAATCATTGTTGATAAGGATGATACATACAACGTGCTGAGTCCTGGCATTGATGGAGTTCAGGCGCTCATTCAAGAATACCAAGCAGCATTAGCAGCCTCGACTGGCTTTCAAGAGAACATGCTATTTGGTAAATCAACGAAAGGATTGAATCAGACTAATGCTGGTGATCTAGAGGCACACTATGTAATGGTGTCTCACATACAGCAAGTCATCGCGAAACCAGCATTGGAAAAGCTCACATCTATACTGTGGCTTCAGAAATCATTGGATGGCCCGATACCTGACGATTGGGAGATTACATTTAATCCATTGTGGGTGCCTACTGCCAAAGAAGAAGCAGACAAAGAACTGGTTGAGGAACAAGCGAACAACTTTAGAGAACAAACACTGATTAGTTTTATGACGAATCAAATTCTGACGCCTGAAGAGGTTAGGCAAGTTGTTGTAGAAGAAATGTATGCGGAATATGAATTCGATCCAGCACTGCCTACATTCCCTGAGGAATTGAACTATAGTCAAAATGTAGATGTTACGCAGATGGACGTTCCGACAGATACAACACCGGCAGCGCCAGGAGTAAATACTACAACGTTACAAACTCCACAGAATACACCTAGACGATAATGGCCAAGAGACGCAAAAAGATTGTTCCGATGAAGTATCCTACTGGTGTTGAATACCAGTATCGGCGCAACTTGCGTTGGCTAAACGATCAGATGAGAAAGGCAGTTAAACATTACTTGCATCCGCTTGTAGATAACATGACTGCTGAAATAACAGACAAGTCACATCCGGCAGGAGGACATATAAGGCAAGACGCGTGGCAAGATGATCTCAATACAGCAATGAAGAATATTGCTGATGATATGGTGGCTCCTACTAACGCAACGATCAAGCGTATGCTTCCTATTGCTCCGCAAGTAAATCAATACAATAAAGATGAATGGCGCAGGCTGATACGTTCACAATATGGAGTCAATCCTACTGCTGAAGATCCAGAGGCATACAATGATTTGATGAAACATTGGGCAAGTAACAATGCCAAGTTGATCAAAGACATACCTGATAAGACAATGCAGCAAATTCGCGACATGACTGTAGAGGCTCTGACATCAGGCAAGTCACAAGAGGATTTGTCTGATGATATAATGGATGTATTTGATAGCCGACTAGATGTTACTGATTCGAGATGTGATTTGATCGCTCGTGATCAAGTGGCTAAGTTGAATGGTCAGCTTACACAGGAGCGACAGACAGATGCAGGCATAGATAGTTATGTGTGGCGCACTGTTGGTGATGAGAGAGTTAGAGACACTCACGATGCTGTGGATGGTCAAACATTCTCCTGGGCTGATCCTCCAGCAGAGACAGACGGTAACCACCCAGGTGAAGACTATCAATGTAGATGTTGGGCAGAGCCTGTATTACCTGAAGCCATGGAGTTTGAGGCTACATTGATGGATATGGAAGAGGCAGCATAGTAATGCCAACTAGATATGATGTAATTGAATTGAAAGCGGAAGTATCCAAAGAGGGATGGATACGTGATCGCCCAATCATTACGCGCGCAGGCATATTCGAGTATCGCACAGCTGATGGAAAGACACAACGAGAATACAGACCTGACTCCGAAGTATTCGCGGACACGAGTCTTGCTAGTGCTGCTGGGATACCTGTTACTGATTCTCATCGTGGTTTGGTTAATAGCAAAAATGTTAGTGGTATTGTTGGCACCGTTACAAGTCCTGGTATTAAAAATGAACAGGATGTAATAGCTGATGTTATCATTCACAATCCATCTCGACTTGGCGACAAACGTGAATTGTCTCTTGGCTATGAATGTGAGATCGATGAGACGCCAGGAGAAATAGACGGCAAACGATATGATTGTATACAACGAAACATTCGCTATAACCACCTCGCTGTAGTCAAGAAAGGTAGAGCAGGCAATGCTAGACTGAGACTTGATTCTACAGATGCCGTCAATGGTTCCTTTGAATTGGAGAACAAAGATATGTCCGAAACGAAACTTGTTAATGTAAGGCTAGATGGCATTGACTATCAAGCCTCGCCTGAAGTCAATAATGCGTTGACGAAGGCCCAAGAGGCTATTGCTGCTCTACAGAAACGATTTGATGCTGTGGAGGCTGAGAGAGATACACTCAAAAGCACTGCTGCTAATTTTGACAAAGAACTCAGAACTGCTAGAGAAATTGGTCGTGCTGTTGTTAGAATTAGGCTTGACCTAGAAGATGTTGCGCGGCAGCAGAAAGTCAAGTTTGATGACGACGATACTGACCAGAAAATCAAGGTTGCTGTTCTGAACAAGTTACGTCCAGAACTAAAGTTGGATGGTAAGTCTGAAGACTATATTGATTCTGCTTACGATCTGACTATGGAAAGTCAGAAGGACAAAGCCAAGAAGGTAACAAATCAGTTGTCCAGATTTGACAGGGCTGCGCCAGGAGATAATACTGAGCCTATGGTGAGTGCTGCCTCTGTTGCTAGAGCAAAGATGATCGCTCGTTTGCGTGGCGAAAAGGTTGATGATAAGACTGCTGCCTAACATTACTTGAAAGGAATATGCAAATGAGTGATCAACCTCGGGGTCAGGCCCATACGACTAGGCAGACGCCTCCCCCAATGCCGTCTCAGGCTCAGGCACACGCTGATGAACGTGCTGCGCAGGCACAAGCAGCCCACATGCCTGAAGATGCACATGCAGCGCAGCGGCCTCCTGGTCCTAATGGCGATCCAAATCAGCAGCCTCGTGCTGGTGAGCCGCCTGCTGGTGATCCGCCTGTAGTTGATCAGCAAGTATACGGGCCATACCTTAATACAACATTCTTCTCTCCTGCATTCCCAGGTATGAAGGCAACGGCAGAAGAGGACATTGTTGAGTCTTGGCCTGCTGGTGCTGTTTGCCCATTTGGCGCAGTGGTAACAAAGGGTGTCAGTCCGAATGGCACTGGCGCTCTCGTTGTCTCTCCTGGCGGCGCTGGTGCTGTTGCTGGTGTAGCAGTCCATGAACATACAGTCGCTGTATTTGGTGCATATCAGATTAGCATGGCTGTTTCAGTAATGACTCGTGGACGTATCTGGTGCACAGTAGACGGTTCTGGCGCTGGTATTGGCGAAGGGGTTGCAGTGAACTTTAATCCTGCTAATGGATTTGTTACTGCCGCGACTGGCACAGCTGTTCTTCATGCAGCATTCCGCGGTGTTATGCAAGGTTTCTATGATTATACTACTGGCATAACAACCAATATTGCTGAGGTTGAATTGCATTATCCTGGCATCGCGTAACCATTAGCTAGAAGGAACAATACAATGCCACTAGACACGCACGATAAATATGACGAAGCAGATATTGCTCCTGTCATGGAATTTGTTGGGCGAAACTTTCGTGAAGATGCTGTTACTGGAACAGCAACTGGTTTGTGGTTGGCTCGTCAGCTTGACTATGTCAAATCACAAACATACGATCGTTTGCGTCCAGGAATAAACGCTGACAGACTGGTGCCTGATGACACTAGTGTTCCAGAGTGGGTCGAAACAATTACCATTCGTATGTTTGATATGGTTGGCATGGCTAAGGTTATTGCCAACTATGCTGATGACCTTCCGCGCGCTGACATCTTGGGTAATGCCAAGTCTGTTGGTGTAAGGACGATTGGTGATAGTTACGGCTACAATGTAAACGAGTTGCGGGCCAGTAGAGCCACTGGTGTTGGTCTTGACACTCGAAAGGCTGATGCTGCTAGGCGCGCGATGGATCTCAAGATCGCCAGCATCAAGCTCAAGGGTGATATTGACTTCGGATTGTATGGACTGTTTACCCACCCTAACATTCCGCAGTTTGTATTCCCCAATCCTGGTGATTGGTCTACTCTGACTGGCGACCAAATCTATGCTAACATGGTTGCACAGATGGCGGCTTATCTACAGCAGAACCTAGGCGTTCATGTAGCCAATTACTATGAGTTGGCGACAAAGGCTTATGTGGCTGCTAGTTCCAAATTTGTTACTGGTCCGGCTGGCCTTCCTGTTACTGCGCTTTCTATGTTCCTTCAAAACTTCCCAGGTATTACTGTTGAGCATATTTGGGAATGCACTGGCGCAGGATCAGGCGCACAGGCAGGTAAGGATGTGGCGCTACTCTATGAGCGCGATATTATGAATCTTGCTCATGAGTTTGTTATGCCATTCTCTCAGTTGCCGCCTGATGCTCGCAATCTTGAGATTGTGGTAGATTGTATGACTAGGTCTGCCGGTGTTACTGTGTATTATCCTCTTGCTCTGCTGATGGGTGCTACCACCTAATGGCTACGGTAGTCAACAACAGCGAGAGAGCAATCACAATCATTGATGTGATGCTTACTCCTGGCGTGCCAACTGAAGTGAAGGATGAATACTTGGACAATCCAGTCGTTCAAGTATTGATGGAATACAAGACTGAACATAACGTGCCCATATTGACTATTGCTGATGCGCAAATTGCGGGCCAGGAGAAA